TACAAATACAGCAACGCCATTTGCGGGTGGTGTAGGTTCAACAATCAATGTTATTAATTATCATGTAGAAGAATTCTTCAGAGCCAAAAGCGATGGTATTCTTTATGTTGGATTGTACACTGAACCAGTTGGAACAATTAATTTTGCGGAAATTGCAAACGTACAAAACTTTTCTAATGGCACAATTAGACAGATTGGTGTATGGCAGAAAAAAGATGCTTTTGCTACTTCTCAACTTGGGACAGTACAAGCAATATGTACATCTTTATTCGCTTTACATACTCCTTTGGAAGTTGTTTTTAATGCAGAGATTTCAGCAACTGCTACAATTACTGATTTGTCTTCATTGGCTGGGTTAAGTAATAATCAAGTGATGACTGTAATCGGTCAAGATGGAAACAATTTAGGAAATGACTTATTCAATGCACTTGGAAAAAGTGTTGGTTGTGTTGGTACTGTTTTAGGTAGTATCGCAGCAGCAGACGTTGCAACTTCAATTGCTTATGTTTCTCAATTCAATATTGGAGCAACAGCAGAATATCAAGAACCTGCATACTCAAATGGAACATTATTAAATACAATTGACGAAAATACAAAAGTATTATTGTCTAATCGTAGATATGTCTATGGTCGTAAGCGAATCGGTTTAGATGGTACTTTCTTTAATGCTTCTTCAACTTCAATCTCAGAAACATCTGATTTTGCGACAATGGAGAACAATAGAACAATTGACAAAGCAAGTAGAGAATTAAGAACATACTTAATCCCTTTATTGAATAGTAAATTATTTGTCAATGCTGATGGCACTTTGAATTACGAAACAATTTCAACATTTCAAGTAGCAGGAGATAGAGCATTGCAAAATATGTTGAATGCTGGTGAGATTTCAGCTTTCTTAATTTCTATTGATGAAAATCAAAATGTTTTATCTACCTCAAAAATTATAGTTACTGCAACTATTATTCCTGTTGGTGTGGCCAAAAATATTGAAGTTCCTTTATCTTTTGCAGTTCAATTAGCTTAAATTTAAAAAGTCATGGCAAAAACATTAGTAAACGGAGTAGAGTATAGCTGGGTTGATGTGAGAATCAGAATTGGAGCAACTGAAATTGTTGGTTTAACTTCTTTGACTTACAATACCAAGCAAGAAAAAGCAAATATTTATGGTACAGGCGAACAGCCAGTATCAAGAGGAAAAGGATCGAAGGAATACGAAGGCTCAATGTCTTTGTTAATGAGTGAATTAGAATTATTAAGAGCAGTAGCAACTGATGGAGATGTTACTAATTTAGCTCCTTTTGATTTACAAGTAACTTATGCACCTACTGGTGATCCTACAAAATTGACAAATCATACTTTACAGAATTGTGAATTTATGGAAAATCCATCTGGAGGAAGTCAAGGAGATACTTCTTTGCCTCAAGATGTTCCATTTATTTGGGCAGGATTTAAGAAAACATAGTAATAATTATTAAAGAGCAACAAGATGAATATTACAGCAGAAAACGAAAATGAAGCCAAAGAAAAGGCTATAAACTTACTAGAACAAGCAAAACAGAAAAAAGAAGAACTAATCTCTAAGTATGATTTGGATGATGTTGATGTTGTTTCTGTGAATGGTAAAAAAGGTGTTGCCTTTGCTTACCTGAAGGAATTTAACATGACTGCTTTTTCTCTTACTGTACAATTTCAAGCTGAACCTATAAAGGCACTTGAAATGATTTTTAAATTACTTGTATTAGAAGAGTCTGATAAATTAATTTTTACTGATTCATATAAGATGCAAGTATTATTGTGGATATCAGAAAATTCTGTAAAAAAAAATGCGAACTTAATAACCTTCTAAAACTTTATGAGTTATGAAGCTATTTCACATCGCAAATCAAATAAGATTTAATCATTATAGTATTCTTGTTGCTCTAGATAATCCGATTATAGACTTTTTACAGTCTATGTCGGATTTATCTACAATAAGAAAAGAAAACGCTTTAATGAGGATGTATCTGAATATTGATACTGATAATATTAAAACTTTGGAGGATTGGGCAAGGCTAAACGGTGAAATGTGGTACGCTTTGAAAGTCACTGGCAAGGTTAGAAAAGATAAAAACGGTAAATATTACTTCGCAAACAATGGCTAATAAGGTAACATACGAAATTGATATTGACAGTAAAGGCGCTGTTGCAGGAATAAAAAAAGTAGATAATGCTATTGATGGTTTAGATAAAAATGTATCTAAAAGTAGTAAATCTATGGGGGGATTAATGGATTTATTAAAACCTTCTCCTATGGCAATTGCTGCTGCTGCTGTTACTGGCATTGGTATTGCCTTTGGTTTTGCTGCAAAGAAAACAATGGAGTTTGACAAACAAATGTCCTCAGTAAAAGCTGTAACAAATGCTACTGATGAAGACATGGCGAAACTTCGTGAAACTGCTTTAAAATTTGGTGCTTCTACTTCTTTTTCTGCTACTGAAGCAGCTAAAGGATTAGAATTTTTAGGCATGGCAGGTTTTACGGCGAAACAATCGATTGAGGCATTACCAGGTGTTTTAAATTTGGCTGCTGCTTCTGGCATGGAGTTAGGGCGTTCTGCTGATATTGCTTCAAATATTTTATCTCAATTTCAAAAACCAGCATCCGAAACAAATAACTTAGTTGATTTATTAGCTAAAACAGTGACGAGTTCTAATCAGAACATGGAGCAATTAGCTGATGCGATGAATTACCTTGGTCCTACTGCTGCTGCTTTAAAAATTCCAATTAGTGAAGTTTCTGCAACGATTGGAACAATGGCTAATAATGGTTTGCAAGGTAGTTTAGGAACTAGAGCGCTTGGGAGTAGTCTTGTAAGATTGGCAAAACCTACAAAGCAAATGAAAGAGGTTATTTCTAACCTTAATTTGGAGTTTTTTAACCAACAAGGCGAGTTTAAAGGAATAATTGGACTAACCAAGGAACTTGAAAGAGCAACCGAAGGAATGACGGACAAAGAAAAGCAGAAAACACTTGCTACTTTGTTTGGTGCTGAGGCAATTCAAGAAATGAATATTCTTTTAGCTACTGGTTCTGATAAATTACAAACTTATACAAATAAATTAAAAAATTCTGAGGGAGCTGCTAAAAAAATGGCAGAAGCCAAGTTAGATAATTTAGCTGGAGATTTCAAGTTATTAAATAGTGCAGTAACAGATTTATCAATTAGACTTTTAGAAACAAGTCAAGGAGGATTAAGGGATATTGTACAAGGTTTTACAAGTTTTATTACTTTACTTACTGAAAATAAGGATGCAATTTTTAATATGTTTGCTCCTTTAAAGGACAATGCAAAAAGTGTAAATGAGATAGTAGAAAGTTTTACTAAACTAATTAATGTTTTTACTGGTGAGGATAATAATTTTCTAACCTTAATGTCTAAAGGGATTAAAAATATATCAGAAAGCATTAATGAAGTTACCACTGCTATTGATTTGACTATTAAAGCAATTACTGAGATGCGAAGTTTTGGCAAAGATTTAGGAAAAGGTTTTATGTCTGCTGGTGATGAAGTTGCTTCTGCTTTTGGTTTTGGTTCAGAAGAAAAAAAAGATCCTAAACTTGATCCTGATTACGTGCCAACAGATCCTAAACTTGATCCTGATTACGTGCCAACAGATACAGAATTGGGATTCGTTGAAGATGTAAAAGCTGATACAACTCCAGTAGTAAAAACAAATAATATAGAAAGCGCTGCTAATACAATGGCTTCCGTTGTTGCTGAAAAACAGAAAACAACAAAATTAAATACAAATGTTGAAAAAGTAAGTGGCTCAAAACCCACAAATATTACTTTAAATATTGGAAAATTGATTGAAAACTTTTCTGTAAATTCAACAAATGTAACTGAATCAACAGCAAAAATTCGTGACATGGTAGCTGAGGTTCTTTTAACTGCTGTAAATGATGTAAACTTAATAGCTGAATAATGAGAAAGATTGAGAAAATAGAAGGTCTTGTAATTAGACAAGCAAAGAAAATATCATTACTTCCTGCTTTTAATAATATTGTTTCAGAAAGTAGAAATTTTGATGTACAAAATATTGATACAACAACGCAAGAAGTTGATAAGTCTTCTTTGGGGACTGCTGTATATTCAAATCTTGTTTTTGAAGAAGGAAACTATGATGATTTAGATGGCAATACTATAAATTATGCGAGTGGT